ATATTTATAGTTTGCCAACCTTCCAACAAAAAACACATTTTTAGATGATTCTTCAGCAAGTGCCAATTTTTTATATTTTTCATACAATGCCAAATTTGATTTATTTGGAACAGGATAATATGGTTCTCCTTTGTCGGTTGAAGTTTCAACAACAATAACGGTATCTTTGGAAGTTTGATTTAAAAAATGTTTATATTCAACAATTCGGGTGAATGGGACATTTAATTCCGGGTAGTTGACAACGGATGCAGGTTGATAATAGTTCATATTTTGATATTTTTTTATTTCAAAATTCAAGCTTCTGTATTCCAGTTTATTTAATCCAACACTATGAAAATATTCATCAACGGGTCCTGTAAAAATAATTTTTTCAAACATTGATAAATCATTATTGTTATTTTGTTTAAAACTCTCAAAATCACAATTTAGTTTAATAGTAATATTTGGACTATCAAGCATTTTTTCAACGAATGCAGTGTATCCGTGCTTCGGTAATACTTGATACTTGTGGTCAAAATACCTGGTGTCGAATGATTTTCTTATGGGGATTCTAGCAAGAACGGAAGAATCTAATTCGCTGGGGTATTTATTCCATTGTTTATATGTATAATTTGAAAACATTTTATTATATAGCAAGTCTCCGACTATGGATTTACACATTTCTTCGCTATTAGTAATGCTGTCGTAGTGAACTTGGTTTTTTTTCAACCACTCGTTCATGTCATCTGTCGTTTGCAGCGTTTCATTACACAAAACATTGACCGTCGTAATATTTACGGGAACCGAAACAAATTTATTGTCAACATATGACAATACGTTATGTTCCCAACGAACCCATTCTGAAAACGTGTTGATATATTTCCATATTTTCTCATCGTTTGTTTTAAAAAGGTGAGCTCCGTATTTACACATTAAAATATTCGTTTCTTCGTCTTTATAATCATAACAATTTCCTCCAATGTGGTCCCTTTTATCAATAATTAAAACTTTTTTATTCAAAACATTGGCAATTCTTTCAGCAATAGTTGCTCCGCTAAGTCCACATCCTACTATCAAATACATTTTGTTATTTTATTAGTTATACAAGTGTTTTTAAATAATAAATAAGTATTTTATTATTAATCGTAAAAAACGTATTAAATGATATAATTATATAACAATTATAAATATAAAAAATATGGATTTTATTATTCCAAATTCTTTGAAAAAAAATATGAATGTGGTGGTCAATGTGGATGTGGATGCGAGTGTGCTAAAAATGCAAATATCACCAAAAAGGATTAAAAAAACAACAACAAACGCAACAAATGCAATCATCCCAACACTGTGTTTTATTACAATGTGTAAAAATGAAGAACATTGCATTCAACAAACATTGGAATCTGTTTATAAATACATTGACTATTGGGTTGTTTGTGACACCGGTTCAACAGACAAAACGTGTGACATTGTAACAAATTTTTTCAAAGAGAAAAATATACCCGGCGAATTATTTGTAGATGAGTGGGTTGGTTTTGATAAAAATAAGACACTAATGTTTGAAAGAGCTTATCAAAAAACCGATTATGTATTGCATTTAGATGCAGATGATTTTTTGGTTGGCGATTTCAAAAAAGAACTAATATCTGGTGCTGAAAGTGACAAGTTTGACTTTAAAACGAAAAGAGGCAATTCTCAATTCACAACGAGTTACTTATATAACAATTCATTACAATGGGTATATGCAGGTGTAGCACACAATGTAATTATATGTGTGAATAAAAATGACATTGTGTCATCAGACATTTTTGAAAATCAAGATGGGTTATATGTTGATGCGAATGAAAGGGGGTCTAGAAAATTAGACCCGAATAAGTATTTGAACGATGCTTTAAAATTAAAGAATCAATTTTTTGAAACATTGCACGAAGACCCATATGGTTTGAATAACAGGTCTGTTTTTTATACAGCTCAGAGTTATTATGATTCAAAAATGTTCAAGGAAGCGTATCAATGGTATAACTTATACACGAAACTAAAAGATACTTGGATTGAAGAGGAATTTGAGTCACAAATGAGGAAGGGACATTGCATGATTCAGTTGAAATATGAAGTTGAAAAAGTAATTAGTCAATTTGAAAAAGCAATTGAAATATTTCCGGATAGAGCCGAACCGTATTATGCGCTGGGAAAGTTTTTGAACGTGGAGCCACATAACGAGCTAGCATATAAGTATTTGAAAGAAGCAAAAACAAAAAATGTGGAAGAAGTGTTGAAAAAATATACATTATTTGTGAATGTATTCGTGTATGGAAAATATGTTGATGATGAGTTGTCAGTTGCATGTTACTGGACAAATCGGGGGAATGAAGGTTTTAAATTATTGAATGAAATAATAAATGATGATGACTGTTATTTCGCGGAGCATAAGGAAAGATTTGAAACGAATAAACAACATTTTATGAATAAGTATAGAATGTTACACCTATAATTTATAATTTATAATTTATAATTTACCATATAGGAATTGAAGATGCAGAGAGAAATATGTTCAGTTAAGATGTCTGAACATATTTTATTATTTTATTTTATTTTATTTCATGATTTCATAGTTTTCACATGATAAATAACACATTTTAAAATAGTTGATTAAAACTTCTTCTTTTTCGTTGTGAAGTGCGAAACATTTCATTCTACCAAATCCGTATTTGTCAAGTTCTCTGAACAAGTAATCTAAAGTTTGCGCGCCATCAATAATAAAAAAATCATTAGTTGGGTCCTGGTAGAGTTCGGTTATTCTTTCAATATTTTTAAATAGCTGATTCAAGCCAACGATGCAATACTGTTTCTTGTAGTCGGTATTTATTATCAAATTAGAATATTTGTGTTCATACGTGTTGGTGTTTCGCTTCCAGATGTTACTGTGTTCATATGTATATTTTTCATCCTCGTGAGCATTTTGTTTTTTCATTACATTATTTATGTCAAAAGCGTCATAATATTTTTGTTTAATGTAATTTGGACCGATTCGGTTAATTTCGGCATTTCTAATGAGCGAAAAGTTATTGTTTCCATCATTCATATATTGAACGTATCCCATTTTATGAATTTTTGCCATTTTTGTATTGACGGCAGTTCTTAACAATATTTCATAATCATCACAAATTGGCAAGTATTCGCAATAGTTTCCAGTTGTCAAAAGCAAATCTTTTCTCCAGATGCGCGGGTGGTTGGGACAACAAACCAAATGACTCAACGTAATGTTGTTTATATTTGGCGTGTTGTAGACATACACCCACGTATTGTTGTATTTTTGGCAGTAGTATGAGCCGTACCCCTTGCAAATAATTCCATCCCCGTACCAATAATTTTTGCCATTTTCATAAATATTGATAAAGTCCATATAAATAAATCCTACTTCTTCTTTTTCTTCAAATAATTTAGCCGAATCTTCTAATACAAATGGTAAAATTTCATCGTCGTGGTCTAGTTCCAGCACATATTTTCCTCGGCATAAACTAACAGCTTCGTTTTTTACATTACCAATGTAACCATTATTTTCAAATCGTTTGTATAATCGCACCCGACGGTCTTGTGACAACTGGCTAACCAAGTATTTGAAATTTTTGTCATCAGGCGAATCATCCATGATTACCCATTCCCAATTTTGCAATGTTTGCGATTTTAAACTGTTGAATGCTCTGATTATTTTATCGAAAGAATTAAATGTTGATGTAAATATGGAAAATGTGGGTCTAGTTTTTTCGCGAGGTAAACTACAAATGGCGATGAACATTTCATTTACAAGTTTGTTTAATTCTGCTACCCAGTTGTTTGTAAATTCGGTGAAATGAATAATTCGATTTAAAAAATTTGAATCAAATGTAGAGACTATATCTTGATATTTTACCTTATTTTTTTCAAAAATAATTAGTATAGGATAAGTTTGCTTGTAAAAATTATTCAACTGTTTTTTTGAATGAATAACATGCATCGTAAATTGCAGGTCGTTTGAACTGCGTTCGATGACGGAGTCGACATATTCATACTCATTATCGCGATAAAATAGAATAAATGGATATTTCATTTTATGTTATATTATTTACTATTGTTTATTTAAGTAAATATAAAACTAGAATATTTTTTTGATTATTATTTATTTCTTCATTTTCCTCACGCTTCTTTCCGCCTTCTTCGTCTTCCGCTTCCTCTTTTTATATGAAAGACAATTAAAATGTTATAAAAAATATTATGCAACAACTAATATAGAAATATATACGTATATATTATAGACGGACGGACAAAGAGAGAGCGATACAACAACCGATAGTAATCAAATAATGACAAAAATAATCATAAGAAAGAAACAAGAATATCATTTAATAAATAATGATGAAAACCAAGATAACCAGAATCATCACGAAGTTGATAAAAATGTCATTATTGATGAATTAAAATCAACATCGAAATCAAAATCGTCAAAATCGTTAGTGGCAAAATCAAAATTAGTTTTAAAACATTTACCAGAAGAAGAAATATCAATAAATAATTATGCGTTATTATTATGCAATGACTATGACTATAAAGTTATTGATTTGAAAAAAATGTGCAATAAAATCCAGAGATATTATGGTTGTAAAAAAATGAAAACAACCGGAACAAAGGTTGAAATGAAACAAAATATATACAATTTTTATAATCAAACATTTTATTGTATAAAAATTCAGTTGAAATTTAAAAGTTATTTACGTAGAAAAATGATAATGTTGCGAGGTCCTGCGTTGAAAAATAGAGACATTTGTATAAATGAGACAGATTTTTATACACTGGACCCGATTCGAGATATTCCAGATACTCAATTTTTCAGTTATGAAGAAAAATGTGGAGTGAAAACGTGTTGTTATGGATTTGACATTGCATCCATATTCAATTTAATATTGAATGACAATTCGTCGGACACTATAGCAAATTTAAATCGTCGGTTGATTTGGACCGAGTCGAGTAATCCGTATAATAGAAGTGTAATTCCACATAACATTACACGAAATATTTTAAAAATCATAAAGCTCGATGGAATACTCAATGGTAAAAAGGAAAATGATAATAGTAAAAAAAAAAATAATAAGAAGATTGTCGTTGTTAGTAATAATATAAACGTTGAAGATAGTGAAGGAAGTGTTGGTAACAATGGAAATATTGTAATCGAGCTTCCGCAAGATACAATAACACCTCAACAAAGGTACCATCAAAATGTTCTGCAGTTGTTTCAAAATATTAATTCACTTGGACACTATTCTGACGCGGACTGGTTTTTGCATTTAACATATCAACAGCACATTACATTTTTAAGAGAGTTGATAGACATTTGGAATTACAGAGCAGAATTATCATATAATGCAAGAGCGGCTATTTATCCGCCCCACGGCAATCCTTTTCCGCAACATATAATGGGCTGGCTAACCCATCAATTTTACTCATATTTAACAATGGAAAATATTATAAGCATCAATATGACAATTATTGAACGTCTTACAATTACGGCAGCGTTGGAATCGGATAGGTGTTTGGGGGCAAATTTTGTACTATGCGCGCTAACGCTTGTCAGCATCCCGGCACGTGAAGCTCTGCCCTGGTTGTACCAGTCTGTAATGTACACATAGGGTTCTGTAACTCCTTTCAATTCAATTACTAGTAGTAGGGATATTTAGCATTTAGTATTTTGTATTTTAGTATTTTACATATATTATTATAATTATTATATATAAAATATGAATACTTTTGGTAAAAGTACAACATTGTCACCATTGTCATCATTGTCATCAAATGTTATGACGACAACAACCGCAAAGACTGCGACAACGTCTGCGTCTGCAAATATGATTTCTGCATTCGACAAACAAATTCAAAAATGGATTGAATTGGATAATAGGTTAAAAAAAATAAATAATGAAATAAAAACAACGAGAGAAATGAAAAATGATTTAGAAGCATCTATTATGGAAACCGTAAATAATAAAAAACTGTTAAACACAACTCTTTCAACAATGGATGGGCGATTGCGGTTTATTGAAACAAAAACTTCAAATCCTTTATCTTTAACATTTATAGAAAAATGTCTACATGAAATAATACCGAACAGTTCCCAAGTTCAGCATATTTTACATTATATAAAAGAAAAACGAGAGATTAAAATTAATTCAGAAATTAAGCGGTATTATAATAATTAATTAAAAATGATTAGATATAATATATTTTATATATTTAATAGGGAGGTTAGTTAAATATATAAAATATATTATTATATAATTTGAATAATTTACATAATTTACATAACTTGAATATGTTTGATGCAGCAAAAGACTTTGTGTTTACAAATTCGGCGGATGGAAAGACAATTACTAGCGGCGGTTATAGAATAAGTAAAATACTTGGTGGTACAAAAAAAAAACAAAGAGGTGGTAGAAAAAAAAAAGAAGGAGATGAAGAAGAAATTGAAAACTTTTATAATGAAGAGTCTGGAATTCCGATGGGTTTATTGCATTTTGGTCCGAAATTTTTTGTAGAGCAAGAGCGCGCACAGTCGCCTCGAAGAAAAGAAGATGTTGAACACAATGAAGACAATGTTATCGAGCTTGAACTTGTAATGCCAATGTCGTCGTCACCGTCAAATTATAATGTTAATAATGTTGTTAATAACTGTGGACTAGAAGATGCTAAAGATGTAGTGGATGATGAATTATTTTGTAAATTTTTAGAAAGTGCATCTTTAGCCGATAGTGGTGCTAATAACTTTCATTCAGAAAGAAAAATTTCCAGAAAACGAACTCTAAACAATATAAATTTAAAAAATTTAAAGGTGGACAAAGTTTACGCGCGAAGAAAAACGAGAAAACATTAATAATTTGAAATAAATTTAAGTAAAAGTCGGATATAATTGATTTAATTTACATATGAATTTTGTGTTTCTTGCTGTGTTTCTTGCTGTGTTTC